GATGGCTCATTGGCCGTAATCCAAAATTAAAGATTATACAAACAACGCATAATTCCGAACTAGCCCAACGTTTTGGTAGAAAGGTAAGAAACTTAATGGACACACCAGATTATAAAAATGTTTTTCCAGCCTCTGCCCTACACCCTGATTCTAAGGCCGCTGGTCGATGGGACACGAACCATGGTGGAGAGTATTTCGCCGCGGGTGTAGGTGGAGCAATAACAGGTCGTGGTGCTGATTTATTAATCATTGATGACCCCCACTCTGAACAAGATGCTTTATCTGAAACAGCCTTTGATAATGCATATGAGTGGTATACTTCTGGTCCACGACAAAGACTACAACCAGGCGGAGCTATTGTGATAGTTATGACGCGTTGGTCAGAAAAAGATTTAACAGGTAAATTAATTAAAGCACAAGTAGAACCAAAAGCAGATAAATGGGACATTATTGAATTTCCAGCTATTATGCCTTCGGGTGCTCCTGTATGGCCTGAGTATTGGAAACTAGAAGAATTAGAAGCAGTTAAAGCATCAGTAGCCACGAGCAAATGGAATGCTCAATATATGCAACAACCCACTTCTGAAGAAGGATCAATTATTAAACGAGAGTGGTGGAATGTATGGGAAAAAAAGGAACTACCTGCATTAGAGTATATTATTCAAAGTTATGATACCGCATATAGTAAAAAAGAAACTGCAGATTACTCAGCTATTACAACGTGGGGAGTATTTAAACCCGATGAGGTAACCCCTAATATAATTCTATTAGACGCGGTTCGCGGTCGATGGGACTTCCCTACTCTAAAAAAGCAAGCGTTTAATGAATATGAGTACTGGGACCCAGAATTAATTATTGTAGAAGCAAAAGCCTCTGGTATGCCTTTAACCGAGGAAATGAGAAGAGCAGGTATACCTGTTGTAAATTTTGTTCCTTCTAAAGGAAATGATAAACATACTAGGGTAAATTCTGTTGCACCTTTATTCGAATCTGGTGTAGTATGGGCTCCTGATAAAAAATTTGCAGAAGAAGTCGTAGAAGAGTGTGCTGCTTTTCCTTTTGGAGAACACGACGATTATGTTGATAGCACAACGCAAGCATTAATGAGATTTAGACAAGGTGGTTTTATACCGCTTAAAGACGACGATGAAGGACCTGAAAAAGAAATCTTGAAAAAAGAGTATTATTAATCTAATATGGGAAGAAGCAATAAAGCTAAATGGCCAGCAGGGGAGAAGCCTAAGCCAGAAGATTTCTGGAGAAGGATCATGGTCGACGGAGAAATCAAAACGGTTAAACCAGTTCTTTTTGTGAGATCTAAATCGAAAAATTTTAATTCTCGCAGATACATGGCTGGTACAGTCGAGGGACGATTAGTCCTAGATTCACGGACCATGGACCCTGCCCCATATAAAGGAATAGGAACCAACATACCATGCAAAATACAAAAAGAATCGTAGGCGCTGCGGGACGCAGGTTTGATACTGACATAGGAGTAACGCAAGAAGAATCAGAAGCAATGCTTTCTTCTTTGCCTAAACTACCAAAGGCATCGGATATTGCTAAAGGAGTAGCAAAGTTTGGTTTATATGTTGCACCTATAACAGGGGAATATTACGCGGCTAAAGACTATAAAGAATATTCAAAAAAATATGTTGATGCTCTTGAAAGATATAGAGAGATACAAAACGAAAAAAAAGAAAAACCTATGGTGCACCAAGCTGGAATGTTTACAGGCGCTGGACCAGTTGTTGGTAATTTTCTTATGTCTGGTCTTGCTGCTGCAGGAATGATACCTGTTTTTGGATATGGACCTAGACTTGTAAAGGCCGGAGTTGCTAGTTTAAGAAGTGCTGCAAAAGGAGTAGCTAAAGAGTTTAAACCAAAGATGGTAGAAACAGAAGTTGTAAAAGTAGTAGAACCAACAAGGCAAGAACAAAATTTTTATGGGAGTGAAATAAGAGAAAGCAGTTATAAAGACACCAAAAGAGGAGACTATACGCGTGATTCCCATCACTCATATTTCTTTAAAGGACAAGAAATTCCAGTCGAACAATACAAAAATATTCCAGATCAATTTAAACCACGAGTATCTGAGCCTTATAAAATAACAGTTAAAGAAAATCCTTATTTTCCACATACAGACATAAGTGATATTAAAGCAGCTAATAAGTCAAAAGAGCATGGAGATATATTAAGGGATTTTAAGGGAGGGGAGCAAGAGATCCCTACTGATTTTACAAACAAGACTTCAAAACTTATGGTAGACCAAATGGGTATAAGAAATGTAGGAGACTTAAAACCTGCTTTATACTCTAAACTTTATCATACATTAGAAACAAATCCTAAGATTCCTAATGAAGGACCTGCTAAAGAATGGGCAGTAATAAAGGATGGAAAATTAACGGATGGTTATTTAGCAAACCAAGGTATTAAAAATGTTGAATTTGGAGATACAGGTGTACTGGATTATCTTGCTAAAATACAAAAAGAAAATCCAAATGCGATAGTTAGTAGGGACAGATTGATGCGTTTGGTAGAAGAATCGCCAATGGCTAATGTAAACTTAGTTGTTCATAAAGATCGTTTGCAACCAAACACCATGAAAGTTTGGAAACAACTTATAGAAGGAACAAGAACGCACCGAGCATGGATGAAAAATAAAAAATCTGGAGTTCCTTATAGAACCCGTATAAAACCAGATGAAACTGAAATAACTGAATCAAAATTTTTTGCTGAATTAGATAAAAGTCTACGAACCTCTGGTCTACCTTTAGATATTGATCAGTACCATAGTTCTGTCGGTGGAATAGGAAAGGACATCACTTATGCTTCGGCTGTTGAAAGGAACAATAGCTGGAGAGAACTTGTAGAAATAAAGTTAGATCAAACACTACGAGCACACAAAAAGGACCCACTTAAAACTATCAAAGACATTGACATAGAAACAAAACAAGGTTTTGAGCAATTCACTGGAGATCTTGAATTTTTAAGACCTTTTGCTGAAGATGTACATAAAGCTTGGGTTACTGAAATGCACCCTTCCTTAATTACCAGAACTCCTAAATACTATGGTGAAAAAACATATAATTATGATGGAGCCACCGAATACACAGAATTTATACTAACAGGACCAAGAATGTTAGGACAAAAAGTAAACACGAAGCAACATAAATTTTCGGAAACGGAAGACTATTTCAATAGTATATGGCATCTGCGTGGGGGATTACATACTACCATGGTAGATGGATCTCCTAAAAAAGTTTTTGTTATATCAGAGCATCAAGCAGATGAAATACAAAAATTAGCAAGAGCAGAAGGCAGAAAAGGAAAAATAATGCAGGATTATGAAGGGGTGGATATTGCGGAAGTTAAAAGATTAAAAAAAGAAATGGAAGCAGGGGAGACGCAAATTCGAGAACTAGAACAAACAATAGAAAAATTAGGAACAAGTGCGGACTCAGAAGATGTTGCTATATACAAGAAATTAGTAGATGACATGGATAAAAAAAAAGCAAGGTATGAAAGAAAAATTAATGTCGATAAAGCCAGAGGAGAAGGCTTTATACCAGGAAGAGAAGTAGAAGACACAACTGGATTTATGCCTTTTGGAAAAGGAGATCAATCAACAAGTACCAGAAGTGCTCTTAGATACATTGCTCGTTATGCAAGTGAGCGAGGAGATATTGACTACGTAGCTATTAGTCCTGGCCAATTTCATGCAGGGGGTGCAAAACCAGGAATGTTTACACATTATGGAGATTCAAAAGGTAAAATAGGAGAGGCCGACGGAACAATACTAGAAAATTTTATGGAGAAATCAAGAGAGGGTGAAATAACTGCAGACGAAGCTAGAAAAAGAGCAAACGAAATGAGTAAAAAAACAGCCAGAATGCCTGCTGAATTAGAGCAATTAGCTAAAGAAACAGGAACTACTACTAAAACAATAAACGTGCATCATTCACATCCTGTTAAAAATAAAGCGGGTAATTATGTAGAACCTTCCTATGTTGTAAGACACTATAAAAGTAAAAACCCTATAAAATATTTTGATTCTAAACAAGACGCAGAAAAATGGGTAGAAAATAATTATGGATTTTTAAAAGGTAAAAGAATGGGAGAAAGAACAGGAGAGCCAGACGAGTTAGTCAATTATGCAACAGACATCGTAGAAATATCATCTGATGTTAAAAAAGGTAAAAATGATATGTTTGCAATTGAGATAAAAGGTGATAAATTAAAAGAACCTATATCTGCGTATAAAGAGGGTGGTTTAGTATTATTAGACGAAGCAAGGGAGTATTATAAATAATGGTCAAAAAAGACGACGATAAAAATTTACAAATCAATCAAATAGAAACAGAGTTAACAGATAACGAAACAGAAGAAGCTCCTCAAGAAGAGGCTGTCGATGTTGAAGTAGTTGATGAAGAAGCACCTGCTGAAGAAGAAGTAGTAGTAGAAGAACAACATCATGATAATTTAGCTGAAGAAATAGGGGAAGGACCCTTGGCTTCTCTTAGTGCAGAATGTATTGGAGAATATACTGAAGATAAAAATTCAAGATCTGATTGGGCTAGAACATATACAAGTAATTTAGATCTACTTGGTTTTAAATACGAAGAAAGAACTAAACCATTTGCAGGAGCAAGTGGCGTGGTTCATCCAGTATTAGCCGAGGCTCAAACACAATTCCAAGCACAAGCATATAAAGAATTACTTCCAGCAGATGGTCCTGTTAGAACTAAAACAATTGGAAGAAGAACAAAAGAAAAAGTTGCCCAAGCGAGCCGAGTTAAAGATTTTATGAATTATCAAATAACCGATGTGATGGAAGAATATGATACAGATCTTGATCAAATGTTATTTTATCTTCCGCTTGCAGGATCTGCTTTTAAAAAGATTTATTATGATGAAGGATTAGGAAGAGCAGTATCAAAATTTGTTCCTGCTGAAGACTTAGTTGTTCCTTACCTTGCAACAGATTTAGAATCTTGTGAAAGAGTTACTCATGTTATAAAAATGATGGAGAACGAACTTCGTAAAAAACAAGTAAGTGGTTTTTATCGCGATGTAGAAGTTAGAGCATCTGTGTCAGAGGATGATGATATTAAAAATAAAACTAGAGATTTAGAAGGAACAGATGAGACTGCTAACAATGAAGAAATAACAATATTAGAATTTCACGTAGATCTAGATCTACCTGGTTATGAAGATGTAGGAGAAGATGGGGAGCCTACAGGTATTAAACTTCCATATATTGTGACTATAGCCGAAAATAATGGAAAGGTACTTGCTATTCGCCGTAACTGGAAAGAAGATAATCCAAATAAAACTAAATTACAATATTTTGTTCACTTTAAATTCTTACCTGGTCTAGGTTTTTATGGTTTTGGTTTAACCCACATGATAGGTGGATTAAGTCGCGCAGCAACATCTGCTCTTAGACAATTGATTGATGCAGGTACTTTATCTAATTTACCAGCAGGATTTAGAGCAAAAGGAATTAGAGTAAAAGATGACGACGAACCATTGCAACCTGGAGAGTTTAGAGACGTAGATGCACCAGGCGGTGACTTAAGAGCATCTTTTCAATTACTGCCTTACAAAGAACCAAGTGCAATATTATTTCAATTATTAGGTTTCTGTGTACAAGCAGGACAACGTTTTGCAGCTATTGCAGATATGCAAGTAGGAGATTCTAATCAAT